CCTAGTGTTTTGAATTTCAAGTTTTTCCGGTAGAATTACTGGTTTTTGTTAACGTATTATTACTCTAAATGGAGTATTTCAGTGATAGTGAAACAGACGAGGAGATGTTTGAGTTTAATAGCTCGGAATCGGGTTCTGAAATGGACTGTGAAAAGACGGACGAAAGTCCCTCCCGCAAGGGCGCAGATGCATTTGTAGATTCCTTCCTGAATTTTGATCAAATCGATATGATAACCGATGGTGGTTATCCTTGTGAAAAGGTAATCGATGAATACGTTGCGTTGTTGGAAAAGCAAGATGCTGATAGACAACGTTTGATGGATGAGACTCCAGTGTGGAATGAGATTACCGAACCAGTTGATTGGTTTGGTTCTTCTGTAACTGTTGATAAGAGTACATCCTATAAAGATGGGGCTGAGGCTGCGAAGTTTGAAGCTGAATTAGCACAGAGGTTGAAAGATACTCCTGTGGATAATAGCCCCCGTCGCATATCTCTAGAATGGAGACATAAGTTATTAGTAACAGTTGTTGTGGGGATGGGTTTGATACCCACCACCTGGGCGGAGAAAAGTACCCCAGAAAACTATGCTGACGCGACGTCCACTTTGCTTTGGGCAATTGGATGTCTCTTTGTGTTGTATAAGTTTGGAAAGTGTTTTGAGACACTATCAGTATGTATGCTGATGTTGTCCGCCGGGATGGCGGCATGGTTGACAGCCATGACTCAACTTATAACAACCCTCAATGGAATAATTCCCGCACTCATTGTGCAGATTACTTCTTTGATAACTTGGTGGAAGTATAGTGTAGCAGCGCAGACTGTGATACAAGGTTTAGGAACCTTGGGAACCTATATGACCCTGCCATTTACCATTTGGAGTACAATGAGAGGCGCGACCATGAGACCGGAAGGACGAGGTGCGTTTAAGACGCAAGGAGCCAACAAATATGGCGTTCTCGCTTCGGCTATCATGGCCACGCTTATGTTCATAGCTGTACCAATTTGGGGCTTTTCAAAAAGTTTCAAGTATTGGGAACCTGTGATGCGTGTCCTTGAGAAGTTACCATATGTAACCTGGTTGATTGACTGGGTGAGAGCATATTGCGCTGGAGAGGTTGGTGTGGATTCAATTCCCACAACTGTGCGTGATTTTGCAGATGGTAAAGAGACCCCGGTGGGTGGAAGTTCAATTTTTGATTACCCCACATCGGATGGCTCAGCTCACGTTGTTCCTGCCCGTAAATGGGAGGGGCATGACCTTGATGAGTGTGCAGCCCATGTGATCTTAGGAGATCAATGTGGCAATGATTGTTTTTGTTCCTGCCATGCAGATGAGGAAACAAAAGAAGCACGAGAAGTGATGGGTGAGGGCCTTGAGTCCCCGACATATGGACTCGGTTCTGATGCTAGTCATGCTCACGAGAGGAATGTGAATGTTCTACGGAAGAGTATGCTTGAACCTATTGAATCCCGTAAGGAGCGATTAAGTAAGATTGGTATAAAACCAGTCCCCTTTGTTAAGGGTGAAATACTGAAAGTTACGGAGAAAGGTAAAGAAAAAGAAAAGCAACCTGAGAACGCTGAGAGTGTGCCTGTTGTGAAGACCCGACTGTGTCGCGATTGTAAGAAAGCTTTAGAGCCCACCTCGATTGTAGTGTGTGATGCTTGCCTTGAAGAGAAGAAAAAGGCGCTTGATATAGCGAAAGGAATTAATATTCCTATGGAAAGTCAGGGTTTTCTACCGCCTTCTTTTGAACATCATGTTCAGGAGGCGTGGAAGGCCGTCCGCGATGTGACTGTGAAGTCATGTGGCGATGCTTATAAATTTGTAGCAGACCATAAAACTGGTTTTTACGTTGCGTTAGCAGCTCTAGGAGTTGCCGCATCTGTAGCATACACGTTTATGAAAGAGGAAAACGATGAATGGACTTTTGAATGTGCTCACCCCAGCACATGCCCAATGATGCCAGCGACTGCTGATGCATACAATGTTTGTAACACTGCTTGTGGCGGTGTGAATTGCTCACATTGGGTCGGGTGTAATCCCGAAAAGTTGGAGGGCAAGAATGGTAAGAATTCTAACAAGATTCGATACCGTGCCCCTACGGTGAAGGCTGTTAGACAGCAACGCCGTTTCGATCATCTAGAAACCGGTGGATCAGAGAGTGAATCTGATTTTGGTTTCGAGCATTCTGATGAAGAGGAAGAGATTTTTAATTCCCGCGCAGGTAGACGCCGCGCTCAGGATGATAGAGATGGTTGGGTCAGTGAAGGAAAAATTGCAGAGAAGTCTGCTGAACTTGGAATGAAGTATTTTCCTGAACATCGTGAGCCTAAGGTAGTCGCCAATGTTAATCGCATTGTGCGAAGTGCCCGCACCAAACGCTATTCCTATTACCCCGCTGACGTAGAAAAAGTCAGGCGGATAAGTAAGACGGGAGGACGCATGATGCATACTGAGTCGTTGCTTGGGAAAGCAAAAATGACTTGGGCGAGGGTGTCTGGTAATGTTTATAAATTTTACCAAGATGGTCAATTTACATCTACAGCTGCCGTGATCGGAAATAAAGTTCACGTGCCCCTACATAGCCACGTTGATGGCGTAGTGCGTAAGATAGTAAACCCTGCCGCTTCCGCCATTGTTGGAGGAGAAATAACACCCACATCTGAAGATGGAGGGGTGTTTTTCCACAATGGTACAGTAAAGGCCACAGCAATGATTTTGCGTGCCCCGAAGAATGAAGCTGTTATGCTAGTGAGCTATTCCAGCGCTGAGCAAATTGAACCCACGTTGAGTGTTGGTTATGCTAGTGCTGATGGGCTCGCCAATTATGCTTCTGAGTCAGGAGACTGTGGAGGTTTGGTGATTGCTGTAAGTGATGGAGCTATAGTGGGGACGCATATTGCTGGCGGTTTGGAAGTAAACCGTTTCGAGCCTGTTACCGAGGAGAGGATTGCGCGATGGAAGTCGCAGAATGCCGCCTCGTTGACAAGTATGCTTTTTCAGTGAGTCCCCCCCTTCCCTCTAGGCTTTTAGAGCCTGGGGAGGAATGGTGGGGGAAATACCCGGAGTTCTTTCAACAAGGATTCCGTCCCACGTGCCGAACAACGGCACTCCATGAGAAATATTTGAGCGATGATTATTTTCCCTGCCTGGGATCAGTACCGAAGAAATTTACCGGGAAGAACCGCAGGAGGATAGATATGAATATTGCCCGCTTTGAAAATGAAACCGAGAAAAAGGTTGATCGAACTGAGTGGGGCTTACCCGTGCCAAACGTGGAAGCTGCTTATATTTCACTTGGTAAATATGCTAAGGATATTCCTGCCTTAGACACATGCCAAGTAACCGCTATGAATGTTGCTTTTCAGTGGACTGAACGACATTTTGGACCTTACATGCAAAATTCACGTGTGAAGACCCAGGAAGAGGTTGTTGAGGGATTAGATTTCTCAACATCCCCTGGGTTTCCGTGGACAAGGAAATATGCTAAGAAGCGTAACATGTGTGATGATTGGAAAGAATTTCCAACATACATGAGAGACGATTGGGAGCGTCTACGTGATCCATTATACGTAGCCGTGTTTGGCAACTCTTTGAAGGAAGAGATTCGCCCCCGTGTGAAGATTGATGCGAATAGTATACGCACCTTCACAGCCGGTCCCATTGAGATGACGATTCACGGAAATCGTCTTTTTGAGGATATGAACCAAAAATTCTATGCTTCGCATCTCAAAACCGCAAGTGTTGTGGGTTTCACGCCCCTGAAGGGAGGTTGGGACATGCTGTACCGTAAGTTACGGAAGCATCCCAATGGTTTCGCTTTGGATGAGAGTCAGTATGATTCATCCTTGCGAGCCTACCTTATGTGGGGCTGTGCGCAATTTAGATGGAATATGTTGCGTCCCGAAGATCAAACAGAAGATATGAAAGAAAGGTTGTTGATGTATTACCAAAACCTTGTGAATACTGTGATCTTAACGTCAGATGGTGTTTTTGTTCGGAAGACCGGAGGAAATCCCTCAGGTTCCGTGAACACAATTTCTGACAATACACTAATCTTATTCATGCTGTTAGCATACGGATGGATAATGGTGTCACCAGATGAGTTTGCCAATTATGAAAGTTTCATGGCACACGTCTCCCTTGCCCTTTGTGGAGATGATAACACCTGGAGTGTATCCAACATTGCGCTTCCGTTTTTCAATGCGCGTTCATTGATAGCGGAGTGGTCCCGAATCGGAGTTACAACAACAACTGATTCGCTTGACCCACGTCCTATAGAGGAATTGGATTTCTTGTCTGCGTTTACTGTATTTATTGATGGCATTGCATGCCCATTATACAGTCGCCACAAGATATTGACGTCCCTCCTCTATTCACGCGAGCCTGAGAGCCCAGCGTACACTTTGATAAGAAGTTGTGCGCTCCTCCGCGTTGGTTGGCCTGACCCCCAATTACGTGGATATCTCAAAGAACTCATCTCTTGGATAGTCAAAGAGTATGGCACCGTTCTGCAAGGAACTGAAGAATGGCGGCAAGCCATGTGCCAAATCCCGACTGAGATGGAGTTAAAGAAGCTTTTCTTGGGAAATTCCCAGCCAATGGTGAAGCAGTCAAAGAACTGCTCCTGTGTCGATCCTGGGATAAAAAAGATTTTTCAGAACGAAATGAATCAACAAGCAAGACCCCAACGAAAGAAAAGCCAGCGTATGTCCCGCGCTGCCCGAAGAGGCCAAAGAGGAACCGGAAGAAGCCGATTGATAGGCCCCCGGATGCCGCAAGGTAATTTCCTGTCTGGAGGAAGACGGATGCCCATTTCAGTTAAACAGCGAAGAAATCGCAGACGAAATGGAGGTGCTGTTAAAGGAGCAGGCAATCTAGTATTGGCTGGGAAACCTTTCGGCATGGGTGCTCAAAACCGTAGTGGTGGGCAGCGCCGGGTGAAGCGTGTGCAAAACGATGAGTTTATTGGCACCGTCACCTCTGGAACTGGTGGAGTTTCAGCGTTTAATAACGTTGTATTCCCAGTGAATCCAGGTAACGCCACTACCTTTCCCTGGTTAGCCGGGGAAGCCCAACAATGGGAGAAATATCGGTTTGAATACCTTGAGTTCTATTTCGAGCATGACGTGTCAGCGTTTGCTACTGCAGGAACCACAGGGAAAGTGATTATGTCATTTGATTATGACGCCGCCGATTCCCCACCGACCACCAAACAGCAGATGTTGGATACAGAACCACATGCCGATGGGATGCCCAATGAGGATTTTGGCCTTGTGATGAATACAGGCGACCTCAGTGGAAGAACAGATTTGCACTATGTGCGCCTTGCGGGATTGCCCGGTGGAGCTGATATTAGGCTCTATGATGTTGGCAACATGAATGTTGCCACCCAAGGGATAACGGGTGCCACCACAGAAGTTGGTGAGTTGCACGTGCGTTATGCTGTTGTCTTCGAGGTTCCGATTTTGAGTTCGGACTTGAAGGCTGCTCCAGCAAACAACCAGGTTTCTTGGTTCCAGAGTTCAGCTGCAGAAGCCTCGGGAGCCAATGGAGTTGCGAAGAATTTGCTTATGGCAACCGCAACCGCGAATGGGTTGGCGATAGTTAATACCGCCGGATCGTTTGTTTTGCCTGCGGGCAATTATATAGCTGATCTAACTGCTGTGATGCAAGACACGCTAGCCACCTTTACCGCAACCAGTTTGGATGTGTTGAAAAATGGTGTGAGCGTGTACACTGCAGCTCTAATAAAGCCATCAGGGGGTGACTCCAGTGGCTCGTTGACTAATGAGCTTGTTGCGTCAGTATTTTTATCCAGTAATGGTACTGATGCCTTCGTTTTTCCAGTAACGAATGTGTACACAACTGGTACAACCACTCAAGCGGGTTCTCTCCGCTTTGTGGCCGTGTGATTACACGATGAGAGTTTAAACATAACTCTATAAAGAATTGTGACTTGCCAGAGGAAAGAATCTGGATGGCTGTGCTCGAGTGAGAGCCCCTGATAAGGGAGAAGCTTGAAACCATTGACGATGGTTGCCTTGCATAGTTATTTTGACTAAGTTTTGAAAAACTTAGCACTTGGAAACCTGTGTGTTACAGGAAGAGATTGTCGAGAAGACGTCTCCCGCGTAGAGCGAAAAGCTCCGCCGTATATTTTATGATCTTATAGTTCGTGACTTACACGACGGTTTAATTTTTGTTTGTATTGAGGGAGGCTTGACCGCTAAACCCCAAGGCTTTGACCGCCCTGCTGTATTGCTACGCGCTACCAGAGGCTTGACCAGTCGGGGAGGCTTGACCGCTAATCTCGTATGAAT